AATCCGGCTGTAAAAGCAGATATTTAACATTTATAGTGACACATTTGCCCCTTTTCCTCCCATATAAATTAGGGGGCTGCGCGCAAAGGAAAAGCAGGAGGAGGAAAAGCGCGACACAATTTGTCATCATTCGAGGCACCATCTCAGAGATTTTCGTTACTTTTGTAGTTATAAAGAACAAATAGAATCTACATTCTACTAAATATCAGGACATTAAAGATTTTTCAGCCTGACAGTAGAGAGAAAAAAGGAAGAAAAAGTGCGACAAATCGACGCTAATATAAGCAAAATCGGCAAATAATCGGCAAATAATCGGTAAAGATGGCAAAGACAGTACTGCGCCTCGACAAGCGGAGGCAGCTCAATGACGGGACGTATCCGGTCCAAATCTCCGTAGGCTACGGGACGGGTTTGTATCTCTCCACGGGTGTCTATGTCGCCGCGGATGAGTGGAGCCAGGACGCGCGGCAGTGTGTAGGCAAAAATGCAAAGCATCTCAATGCAATACTCTCGGGGCAGCTCGCGCGCATACAAGCACGAGTCTATGACTTGCGCGCGCGTGGAGTGTGGGACACATATACATTGGCGCAATTACGGCAGATGCTAGAAGATCTCGCACTCGAGCGCCCTACGGTTGGGGAGCTCACACTCGGCGCGATGCTCGATATGTACGCGGAGCGAATTAGGTCTAAGGGCAGCGCTTGCATTTTTCGGAGCATTCGGCTGCGGCTCGAGAAACACATCGACACGCACAGCTTGGGGCTTAGCAGCCTCGGCAAGGCGGACGCCCGCAGATTTGTGGAGTGGGTTACGGAGGGCACATCGCCAAACACCGCAAGGACTTATGTCAGTACGCTGCGCACGGTGTGGAATATGGGGCTAGACGAGGAAATAGTGCATGTGGATATCTTCCGCGGCGTCAAAATGCCAAGGGGCGAAGAAACACCAACACCAACACTATCTCCCGATCAGCTGCGTGCATTCCGCGCCGCCGACGGGCGACGTATGAAAAAGCGACAGAGAGAGGTCCGCGACCTCATGCTATTGTCATTATACCTATGTGGTATCAACTTAATAGACTTGCAGGCTCTCACACCGCGCAACGTGGTGGCGGGGCGCATAGAGTACCGGCGCAGCAAAACGGGCCGACTATACTCAGTTAAAATTGAGCCGGAGGTCCGGGAGATACTCGACCGCTACCCGCCGCGCGACGGCCGTCTAGTTGGCACCGCCTATATAAGTAGTGCAGCAATGTTATACAGGGCGCGCGACGTCGTCGGGGATGACGGCGAGCCTGTTGCGCCCCAGATTACCTGGTATTGGATGCGCTACACGTGGGCATCTACAGCGTCGTTCCTAGACATACCAGAGGACGTGATAAGCCGCGCCCTAGGTCATAAGCACACCACCGGAGCACCGGTCACGCGCTCTTATATTAGCTTCGACCGCCGCAAAATAGATGATGCCAACCGGCGGGTACTCGATTACTTGCTATATGGCAAGCAATGACGACCAACAAAAATCCCCTCTCTATCCTCGCGGACCGAAAGGGGAAACGTAATAAAAAAGAATTGTTGTGTGTCTAAAATCGTCTATATACTCTTGCCAGATACCAGACACCGCCTGCGATGAGTGCAACGATACCCAAAAGTGGAATCAGTCCGTAATACCACGGATGGCGCGTTACGACCTTGCGCGCCTTGTCGATGCTGTGCTTGGCTTGGTAGATAGTGTCTACTCTGGAGATGCGCAGGGTGTCGTGGCGAATGTGCCAACGCTCGCGCCATCGTTCTTTGATGAGGGTTGCCCCCTCTGTGTAGATGCTATCACGAAAAAAAATGCTGTCGCGGTGGTAAATGGTTTGGCGCAAAGTGTCGCGCTGTGTTACTCTCAGCGTGTCGTGCTTGGTGATGGTGCGCGTTATCTCTTTTGAGGTCGTGCAGCTTGCTAGGATAAGAGCAAGCAACGAGGTGAGGAAATATCGTATCATAACAATGTTGTTTATTGAGGTCGGTGCTGAATGATGATGCGCTTGTATGTTTCTCGTCCTTTTATGGTGAGTTTCTCGACACCAGTTTGACCTGCACACGTGAGAATCTCGAACTGGTGTGGGTTATACTTGTCTAAGAATGTGATTGGCACTCCCATACGTCCTTTGTAGTCTGAGGGTATAGCACTAGTTGAGGGTATTTCGACTGCGTTGTAGTTGTCGTATGGTGTGTAACATTCCTTCCCTCTTATTCTTTTATTGCTCCGCATATTCTCCTCCATTGTTCGCAAAGGTAGCTCTTCTTGTTGCTGTCCGTGCTTTATGTTGGTGAACCATCGTACATTTGTAACTCTGACAAATTTATTTCCTGCTGGGTCTACTTCGCTTCTTGCAGCCATAATTGGATAATGTGATGGAATTTTGAACTTGACATCTCCGCTGTGTATTGTCGCTCCTAACCACATTTTATCCTCTTTGATGAGTGGAAATATCTCTTTGTAGGTGACAATGTTCATAGTTCCTATGACTGCAAACAGCTTTTTGCCTTCTATTACCCATTTGAGGAACTCACGAAACAACGAAAAAGGAGGATTGGTGATGATGATGTCGGCTTCATCGCGTAAAGCCGTAACTTCTGGACTACGAAAATCGCCTGCGCCTTCTAGGTATGTCCAACAACTTTTTCTTTCCTGCTTCGTGATGCAAAGCATCTTCCCCTTCCCCTCTCCGTTGGTTGCAGCGCCTTTTCTCGCTTCTTGAGAGATGCAAGTGCAAATCAACTTCTTAAGTCCTAGTGCGTTGAAATTATCCGCAAAGTAGCGCGCAAACATACTCTCCTCGGGGTCGTCACAAGGGCAAAGTATCGTCTTTCCGCGAAATACTTTTGGGTTGTGAGTTATGTATGCGTTCATCTCTGCTTCAATGTCGCTGTACATTGTGTAAAACTCATCATTTTTCGCTGCCCTTGCTTTGTTTAATTTCTTGTTGTCTGCCATACCTATATAGCTCTTTTACACAATCGTCACCGTTATCTCCTCCCCCTTCTTTTGCGCTTCGTGCATCATCTTGTAGAGCTTTTCAAAGGTCGCACGACTATTTAAGACGGTTCCAACCTGCTTATTTTCCCCTACGAGAATACAGCCGTGCGTGTCGGCTGCCGTGTTGCCCGCGTGGACGAGCACACCGACAAAACCCTTAACTCCGACAAGGCGCGGTAATTTGCCACCGCAAACTTGCTTATAAAAAGCCACGCTGCCAAATCGGGGGCTTACGCTGTCCATGTCCACGCGATACGTACCAGTGGGGATTGCTGTCTCTCCGTGCACTTTGATGCGCTTAATAACGTCCTCGGGCTGTCTATCGGTTAGCCCTCTATCTTTGTCTTCGAGCGTATCGCAGATTCTTTTCCCTGCGATTTCGATGTTTCCTATTGTGTAGGTATCGCGTTTTGCGATTCGTCTTAGGTATATGTTCATTTTCTAGTCTTTTGTTTGGTTGAAAAAATACGCGCGCACCCTTTGTTAGGTCTTCACCCTCTCGGGGCGCGCGCTTCGTTCTGTGGTTACACCCTCGCGTTGTCCGCTTCGGGGGCTTCTTGTGATTCGTTATCCTTTCTCATTATGTCGGTAACTAGTTTCACAATGTCCGCTTCAGTCATTGGCGGTGGGGTGTCGTTGCTTTGGGTTGCACGCTCGATTTCTTTAAGCACTGCCACGGCTATTCCTCTACTTATGTCGCTAGGGTTCTCGATTACCGCGCGCACTGTCTTTGCTCCACGCGCTATCTCTGCCTTCTTCGTGGTGCCCTCTACCATGCTAAATATTTCTACGATTGCCATTAGCACCGCGCAGAGCATCGAGATGACAGGGAAAGGGGTAACAATGCACACCACTAGGTCAAGCATCACCGTGCACAGGTAAATCGAATAATAGAGTAGCAATTTTTTGCCTGTTCCCATACGCATTTTCAGACTTTCGATTTCTTCTCCGCGCTTCTTAGATTTGAAACAGCCGACAATTAAATCAGCCATGACAAAGACAAAAATCGCTAGTCCTGCAATGAGGATAATAATTGCGTGCAGATACAAGTGAGCTTCTGCAAAGTGGATAAATGTTTCTTTCATATTTGGTCAAATTATACGGGACACATTGCGGACGCAACACCCATCAAAGATGTAGGCCACTCGTCTACTGTTGGGAATGTCACAATACCCACACGCAAAAGTTTCAAGTCTGTTTCTCTGTCCACCGTTTTCGCAAAGCGCATATCGACATTCCCGGCACCATCACGCATACCTCCAATAACAACCATGCCGATTTGCGCGCGCGCAGTGTCGTCAAAGATTTGATTGATGGCGTTTGTGCAGGAGCGCCAACCGTTGGGAAGCTGGAGTATTCTAGCACTGAATCTTTTATCTTCAGGGTCGGCTTGTGCCGATTTAGAAAGTTTTACTACTCCAAAGCTATCGAATTGACCTCCTCCAAATTCCAACGAAATTCTGTCATCCACTCTACGCAGTCTGATTTTTCCGAAATACTTTTGAGGGTTTTCAATCTCTCTCCAGCCAGTATCACCTCTCACCACGTGCCAAACTCCACCGCGTTTTTCCCATTCCAACGCGCCGGTGCCTGCACCATCCGTGGAGAGATAGCGCGTGCATTCCTCCTCGTCACCAAGAATAACGCCTTCCGTTGTTTCGGGTTTGTCGGGTCGTCCCTTACCCTTCAACCACTTAATTTCGGGGTCTGGTAGCAGCTCTGGCAAAATCGTTGTGTGCTCCTCACTGAATATCTCCGCCTTGCGGACGAAATCTGCAATGTCAGAGGTTCGGGATTGCTCCAATGTCTCCACGCGCTTGGCGAGCCCTTGCAAGCCGGCGCCCGTGGTGCGTGGCGGTGGCGGGGTCGCATTGTAGTCAAGTAATGCGCCAGTTTCGCGGTCGATTGTCATCGTAACGGTTGAGCCGTCGGCGTAGGTAGTTGTTACCTCTCTTGTTTCTTGATTGTCCATATTTTTATGTGTTAAGGGGTTAAATTATCCGCGGTACATCTCCTGCACGAGCACCGACCAACTGGTGCTATTGCCATAGCCGACGCCGAGCAGGGTCAAAAAATTAGTCTCGCGCACTATTTGCAGGCTGCGCTGTTGCCTTGGCGCGTGCCCGAGCTGCTCGGGTTTTGTGTAGATTGCCCCTCCGTCGTCGTTGGGCATCCGTATCTCTGTCGGGGCGTTTGGCGCGCGGGTGAGGCTCGTCAAGGGGAGCACACGTATCTCTCTTATCTCGCCCGCGCGCAGCTTGGGTAATATGTGTACGCCCGCGTCTTGCTGTATCATTGAACCCTCAATCTCGCCATCTGTTTTGGCTTCGATTTGGTACGACATTGAGCGGGCGAGAATGTTGCCCTCTATTACCGCGGTCTTTGCCAGTAGCAAGTCAGTAGCGATAAAATTGAGATTTACGCCCAGTTCCCACAGCGGGCTGCTCTTGCTTGGGCGACTGCTCTTTATATGGCTGGTCCTACACACCCACCACAGCGCCGCGCCCGACGGCTCAATGGTGCACACCATATCGGTGTAGCGCTCGCCCGCCTTGCCACTCTCGAGCGCAAAGCCCTCGGGCAGCTTGTCCCACTCGCCTAGGTTGCGAGCTGAGGCGCCGCGCTCTCCGCGGTAATCTTGTGGGGACACCGACCACGGGGTAGCCGTGTACCCCTCTTCTAGTTTTGGAGCGGCAAAGTACACGGTGCCGTAACGTCCGTTTTTGTGCCACGCGCGGAGTATGATTGTAGTCTTTCCGGTGGTGCTAGCCGAAAACGTCAGCGAGTATCTACGCCAGCCGTGTGCGTTGTTGCTGCCCTCCTCCAATGGCGTCGCTCCGCTGAGTGCAAAGTGCTCACCGATGGGGTACCCGATAAGCCAGCCGCAGCTTGCCCCCTTAGCGTACACGGATAGCGTGTAGCTCTGCCCTGCGATAACTTGCACCTCTTGCGACAGCTCCGCATATAGCCCATCTGTCATGCCACTAAATAGTGACCACACCGCAGCGCCCGTCACGGGGGGCACCACGCTTGGCTCGTGCTTTGATACGCGGGAGGGGTCTAGGTTGAGTTTCCACGCGGTTGGGTTGCTTGGCAGATAAGCCTCTCTGAGCAGGTTAGGCATAGGCGTCACGCCATCTTTACCTGGCTTTCCGGGTTCTCCCTTGAAAGGTACTAGCGCATTATTTTTGTCGAGTCGCAAAAGGTCCTCGACAACTATGCCGCGGGCGTATAGATAACTATCATCGGCAGTGACGCCACCACCGAGCAGCGCACGTGCAAAGTCGGGCAGCCTTCCCCACGTTGTGGCGTAGTTGTTGGGTGCTAGTATCGGCTTTGTGACTCCGCGCAGTTGGTGTATTGCTCCAATGGTTGCAGAGAGATAGATGCAGCCTTGTCGCGCGGGGTTGGTGGTGTTGCCCCATCGGGCGAGCCTCATGCCAGCAAGCGGAGCGTTGTTGCGTCCCTCGGGGGTCTCTGCGTCGGTATAGCTCTCCGCGTCCACGTAGCTATTTGCGCGCGCAGTTACTCTCAGCCAGCTAGTGAGCACACCGACGCCGTTGGTCGCCTGCCCTATGGTCGCGGCGGCGGTGTTGTTGTACACCCCGCGCAGGATGTCGCCCGCGTCGAAAGCGTGAGTATCTCCGTCCCATCTCTTGCGGAGGTGCAGCCGGTAAGTGCTGTGCCCCCGTTTCTCTACTTGCTCAATCACGCCGCTCTCGGTGAGCACGGTGTCGCCCTCTATCGCACTGAGTCGGTTGATGAGCAATTCCGCAACGCTGAGGCTGCCGCGCACGCTGAGGCTCTCGAGCTCCGCCGCGCCGTTGGCGTCTATCTTGCCGCCGCGGGTGCCGCGGGTGTACGTGTCGGTTTGTAGTGCCGCCGCAGTGTCTGCTTTGCCCGCTTGATAGGCTCGCTCTGCGCTCTTGGCTGCGTTGGCTCTCTCCGCTGTCGTTGCGCTGTCCGCCGTGGTGGCGTGCTTGGATTGCTCCGCCGTAGTTGCGTGGTCTGCTGTGGCTGCGTGGCTAGCGCTCGCCACGTGCGAGGGGATAATCGTGGGGTCGTAGGCTGCCGCCGTGGGCGCTGCGCCCGTACTTGTTGCCTGCCGGTCTGCGCTGCGAGGCTTAGGGGGCTTGCGGTGTGTGCTGATGCTGTATGTATTTTTGTCCATCTTGCGTAGTGTTAGTTGTCTAGTGCTGTGTACTTGTCGGGGGTTATCTCTATCGCGGTGACGTCCCCGCAATCCATGTAGAGATCTTGGCGGACTGCGGCGGCCATAAATAGCCGGCTGCCTTGATTTTGCTCTCTGTAGACACGTAGCCCCGCGGGGTCCATATAGGCTTCGCCCGTCAGCTTGGTGTGCCTTGTAGCGTATTGCGAGTATAGGCTGTTAATAAGCAGTCTCTCGGGGGTGTCGGTGATGCCTCCACGCCGTAGCAGTCGGAGGGGCTTGCCGCTTTGGCCTTGTAGGTAGATGCCGCGGGCGACTGCTTCCCCTTCTGAGTCGGGCAGCGTGCCGCACTTGAGATCTATCTTGAGCTCTTCGCGCGCGTCGGGGTGCAGTGTGGCGCGTATTTCGACGTCGTCCACCTCGATAGTGTCGTAATTACCCCACGCGCGCACGATGCTCACCTCGGGTGCCTTATATAATAGCCACTGCATTTTGTCGTATAGCCCGCGGCTGCGCCAAAACTTAGAGTTGAAAAAGCTCCGCTCGCCGTTGGTGTCTGCAGCGTCTCCGTCATTAGCCCCATCGCCGTGCTTGTAGTCGTGTATGACCATACCGGCGCCAACGGTTATCTCTAGCCATCCGCCATCCGCAGGGTAAGGTATGAGCTCGCCCGAGATTTTTTGCAGCCACTTGTATAGCGTCTTGCCCTTGTCACCGTCGTAGTCCCACTCTCTTTCCAGCCGCAGGTCGCCATCATTGACGTAGGTACGCCCGCCCTTGTCGGCTCGCCCTATATTGGGGCGGTTGGTAGCCCACCCATGCAGCAGTGCGGAGTCTTCGCGTATCTGGTCGGGGTCAGGGTAATAAGCCAGCCACGCGCGCCACCCATCGGGTGCGCCTTGTTTCCACCCGTCGTAATACTCGCCAGATAATAGTTGCCACCCGCGGCTCAAGGGGTTGCTGGTGTAAAAATAAGCAGCTCCCGTGTTGTCGTAATGCGCAACGGGTCCGCTGTCGTCCTTGTTTGCGTACAATTTAACGGCCATAGGGACAAAGCACCACGCTGAGCCCACGCGGGCTTGGTTGTAGATGGGGCGGTCGTTGTTGTCGTCTGTGTAGTCCTTAGCGTCGGGCGACTCGGCGAATGGGTTGTACCTCACATCCATAAGTGCCTCCATCTTGAGCCGCAAAAATACGTCATAGTGACTCTCAATGCGCGGCAGGTATACGCGGCGGGTGGTGTAGGCTACGCGCTCGGGCTTTGTGCCCAATACCTCGGCGGTCTCTGAGTATGGGCGGGTGATGCTGCGTACATCCGGCGAGGCTCTCACCACGATGCCCGTCGCCTCACCTCCGCCGCCCTTAAGGGGCAATATCTTAAACCGCTTGCCAGACTGCGCAAAGACAAACTCAGCCTCCCGCGCGATGCTCTCCTCGTCCCACACCTCGAACGGGATGCCGCGCCCGCGGAGCTCACCGATTTGGGCGCGCTGCGCTGCTCTGTCTGAGTAGTACACCCACGCGTTGCCGCTGCCTTGGCTGTAGGGCTTTGCCACGGAGAGGCTAACACGGTGGGGGTAGGTGAGGTCGCTAGAGTCTAGTAGTTTGCTCTGTGCATAGGGCGAAAAATTGAGTACCACGCTGTTAGCGACCTTGTCCACACCGAGGGTCTGCGTCGCGCCACTCCACACAAGCTCTGCGGGCTTACTGGTAGCGAGCCCATGCAGGTCATGCAGCCATAGACGCCCCGCACGCTGCATGAGCTTGAGCCCGCAGGGCTGCAGCATCGTCTCGAGTGCCTCGCGATAACTCTGTGCTTTACCATCCTCGTCGCGGAAATTATCGGGACGACACGCGAGCTGGTCGAGTACGTTGTAGCCATCCGGCAAAGTTAGGCTTGTCAAACTGCCATCGATGGGCAAACGGGCGAGTCCTGCAGCGGTGGCAGATTGTTGGAGGAGCTGCCACAACGTCACGGCACTACTGCTTGTTGGGTTGTACAGCTGTCGGTCAAGCGCGCCGAAGTCGCTAAATGTGAGAGTCACGCGGTATAAGTCCGCACGCTCATAGGGTTCCTCGTAGCTCTCGGGGTCTAAAGTGCCCACCCAATATAGCGCCCCATCGCGGTACACATCGAGCCCCACCGCCCCCGCCTTAATCGTGTAGAGGTCTATATAGGTGCGGTCGCCAGGGCTTTCGATGTTGAGGGTGGCGGTGCTGCCGCATAGCGGTGCTTCTTTGGGTGTCTCCGCCCACTCGAGCACCAGCGGTTCGTCGGCCTCGAATCGGAGCTCTTTTGCGGTTGCCGGCGGGGCTTGGGATGCTGTACCGCCATAGCTCTCGGGCCACCACCCGGATATGCCGTTATCGCGCCAAATATCGACGCGGTACAGCACGCCCGAGATGCTCATAAATTGTCCGGTGTGTATGATTGTCTTTGCCATGTGCTAGTAGTTGCGAGAGTGGTGGCGGCTCTCTTTGTTAAGTACTCCCACCAGATGGCGCCCCTCGATGCGGAACTCCACCCTGCCACCTGCACCACCTTGGGGCGATATTAGGCTGCGCAGCTTGTCAAGTGGGGCTACCACCTCGGGGTTGTGGCTTGCCCCCGCGTACTCCCCAAATAGCCCGAGTGTGGGACCGTAAGCAATACCGCCGTCTGCAAATTTGGGGATGGTCAGCATCGTGGCGAGCATCGCGGCAACCATACCCGCGCCGAGAGCGATGCCGACAAAGGGGATACCCGCGTGGGCGGCGAAGGTCTGACTTGCTGCAGCGGTGACGGCAGTCGTCGCCTCCACTTTATTGGCGGCGCTCTTGGCAGCACTCGCGCTCACCACAGCGGCGCCCTCGGCGGTCACGGCGCTCGCGTTGGCATAATGGGCGGTTGTTTCGATAGCTTTTGCGGCAGCATTGGCCTTACTCACGATACCGATGGTGCGAGCCACCTCGACGACACTACGGACGCCCTCGATGATGCCGAAAAATCCGTTTATCACACTCGTGAGCTTTTGCCACGCCGACGCGCTGCCCTCCAATGACTCGGCGATGCCGTTAATACTGTCGCCGATGCCCTGCACACCACCCCACGCCGTTTTGACGGTGCCGATGCTCTTGACAGATACAGCGCGCCAATGGCTATAAGTGGCGATGAGGGCTTGCAGATCTTTGCGCTGCGCGTCACCGATGGGGCTGCTGGGGTCTGTGAGTTGCTTTTGCACTCTCTGGATGCGGCTTGTGAGCTCGTCGAAGCCTATTGCGCGGATTTTTACGCGCATTTCGCGGTCGTCCAGCCCCTCAATGTCGCGCACCTCTTGCAGCTCTCTGAGTAGCTCCGACGTGTTACGGAGCTTTGTGAGTTTCTCCTCGTGTGCCGCAATGGTGCGCTGTGTGTTGTACAGTTCATCACCGCTTTGCTTGTTGCTTGCGTCTTGGTAGTGGCTTATTGCTTTTGTCAGTTCCTCCACTGTATGCAGCTCTTGCAAGCGCGCGGGGGTTGCGTACTTTTTGGCGACCTTGCCTATGGCTGCCTCTCGTGTGGTGTCAGCTTGGACATGTCGACGCGCCACCTCCGTCTTTTGTTCGTCTGTCAAGTCGACAAAACGGGCGCGTACGGGGTTGCGTTCACCAGCCTCTCGGGCTTTCTTGTTGCGGGAGTCTAGTTCCCATAACTTATCGAGATGCTCTTGCAGTCGTGCCACCTCTTCGCGGCGGTACTCGTCCGCCTCTTGCTTTTGGCGGTCATAGTTAAGGGCGATTTGTGCCAGCTCCTTGTCCTTGCCGTCCTGCATGAGGTTAATCTCTTGCTGTCTTGCCTCTAGCAAGTTTTTAAGACGCTGCGCGGTGGCTTTTTCCGCGTACTCATTCTCCTCGTCGATATACTTGTAGGCTTGCTCGGCGGCTTCTTTTGCGAGGCGGGCGCGGTCGTCCTTTTCGGTTTTCCCGCTCTTGCCGCCCCCACCCGTGTGTCCTCCGGTTGTGCTGCTACCAGATATGGAGGAGGCGGTTTTGTTTATCTCGGCGGCAAACGCGGCTTTGTGCTTCTCGGCTTCTTTTTCGAGGTCCGCTATCAATTTATTAGACGCCGCCAACTTTTGTGCTGCAGTTTTTTGCGCTTCTTTCTGCGCGTCGCGCTCGCGTAGCTTGCTGATGCGCGCGTCGTTTGTCTCATAGCTGAAATGCCCGCCCCCATAGGTACTCTGCGCGCGCATCTCGGATCTGTAGTGGTCCTTTTGCAGCTCTTTTTCAACCGCGCGGACATTGTTTGCCTTGGC